CCGAATTCATAGCATGGTGGATAGACCAAGAGACAGGATACCCCATAGCCGCCCGTGGAGGGGTCATACGCTGGTTTATCCGGCTAGGTGAGAACCTTATATGGGCAGACACCCGTGAAGAGCTTATGGCGCAGTATGGCCAGCTTGGGGAGGGGGTAGATGAGGAAACCCAAATCCGGCCCAAGTCGGTTACCTTTATCCCTGCGAAGTTGTCGGACAATAAGGCGCTGACTGAAGCTGACCCAGATTACCGTGCCAACCTAATGGCCTTGACCCGTGTGGAAAGGGAGCGGCTCCTCCATGGGAACTGGAAGATTAAACCAAGCTCGGGGATGTACTTCAAGAAGTCTGAAATTACAATCGTTGATGTGATGCCGGATGACATTGTTAAGTTTGTTCGGCGCTGGGACTTTGCTGCCACAATTCCAACTGAACAGAACCCTGACCCAGATTACACAGCCGGCGTGCTTATGGGCAAACGAAAGAACGGCAAGTTCATCATCTTAGATTGTGTCTGGGAACGTAAGCGGTCAGCTGATGTTCGGGAGCTGGTGAAACGGGTTGCCAACAATGATACCTACCGGATTAAAATCGGCATCGCACAAGATCCCGGTCAGGCAGGCAAGGAGCAGGCTGAAAGCTATGTTCGTGAGCTGGCTGGCTTCTCTGTGGAAATAGTGAGGGAATCAGGAGACAAGATAACCCGTGCCGAACCTTACTCAGCACAATGGCAGGCCGGCAATATAGAACTGTTACGTGGCCCATGGAATGATGCCTTCTTATCTGAACATGAAGCATTCGGAGATGGCAAAGGCCACGACGACCAAGTGGACGCCGCAGGTGGTGCGTTCACTATGCTTGCTGGTTCGTCCTTGTCAGTCTGGCAGAAGTTGGGGCAACGTTAAGGCGATACTACCCATTCCCATGCTACATCGGTTCCGCAGCGCATCTCCCCCAAGCAGAAACAAATGGCATTTGTATCGTATTGGTCAGCAGTGATGGGAAGACCTTGACGGTCTTTTGCAGATGGGGTATCTAAGAAAGTCCAATTTGAATCACCTTTGGATTCCACAGTTCCGGAGCCATGCCCGCAGCAAGTTGACCTTTCCCCAAGGAGCTTGCCTTTAGTTTTAGTCTGTTTGTTATACTCGAAGACTTTCATGTTCATTCTCCTTGGTTAAGTTCAACGAATTTGATATTCTTGCCAAATGCTTTGCGGGCGCTCTTTTTGCAATCTTCGACTTCTGCATAACGCTTGGTACAGCAGCGACCCAAACCAAACCAGCGCCACTCATTCTTGGATGCGTTATACATCATAGTTCCGAGGCGGTTTCCATCTTGGGTTGTGAATGGGATGATTTGGGTGTTGTTCATTTCTGTCTCCTTTGTTATTACATTGTTGGTATTAAGATTATACATCGGTTCCAGATAAAGAACCGTCTTTATTTATAACATAACCGGGAAAGTCGATACAACATTGTTTGCGGGACTCGAGGAAACGATTGCCGGCAGAATTGGCCCGATAACCACAGGAAACAGCGGCTGCAACGAATTCTTTGCGAGTAGCTGTGGGGCAGTTAAAGGCGGCTTCCCGAAGGATGTTGGATTGGGTAATGGGCTCAACCCAGTTTTCCTCAATCCAACGAATTGTTGCTGCTGGGGATTGGTTCATTTTAATCTCCTTAGTGGTTGTTGCTATAACGTTGACCCGCCTTGTATGAAGCCAGTAATTTTTCTTGAGGAATGTTAACTTGTTTCGATATGGCTTCGATAGCATTTTTTTGGGCATCAGAAAAACTTTGTCCCTTTTTGATATTCTCCAAAAGCAAGGTTGCTATTTGTTGTGTAGGTGTCATTTCTTTTCTCCTTAACAGTTGTTTCAATCGATGTAAAGATTATCAATCTACTTGTCCTAGGTAGCAACATCTTTATCAACTATTTTCGCTAGTAGTATACTCTTTTAAAGGGTTAATAGTGGCATCCATTTACCTCAAAAAGACTATTCTTGGCAACCTATAATAAGACCTGAATTTACCCTCCCACTACTCGGGCGATAAACAATGGCTGAAGACTTCAAACCACCTCGTTCAAAAAGTATCGTCCGAACCGCTAGAGCAGCATCTACCGCTGACGCAAAGGCTCGTGCCAAAGCTGCTAAACCAAATCGCAATGGTTCCACAGTCGATTCTTTTGTAAACTTCGCACACAACCTCGGCGTCGGTGCAGATAATGCAATGTCGAGTTCCTCATATGGTTTCAATCCAATCACTCGTAACAGAACCCAGCTTGAGTGGATTCATCGTGGCTCATGGCTCGGCGGGGTAGTAGTGGATTCAGTTGCGGACGACATGACCCGTGCCGGTGTTGAACATATCGGCACAATGAAACCAGAAGACATGGAAGCAATCGATGAAGCCGCAGTTACTTTCGGCGTCTGGAATGCAATCAACGATACAATCAAATGGGCGCGCCTTTATGGCGGCGGTATAGCAGTTCTTCTCATTGACGGTCAAGACCCCGAAACACCTCTCCGCCTAAACACAATTCGCAAAGGTCAGTTTCGTGGGCTCTTGAGCCTTGACAGATGGATGGTGGAACCGAGCCTGATGGACTTGGTCACCGAATACGGCCCGAACCTAGGACTTCCGAAGTTCTATCGCGTAACCGCACAAGCGCCGGCACTTAGCGGTATGAAAATTCACTACAGCCGTTGTGTTCGCTTGGAAGGTATCAAACTTCCTTACTGGCAACGGCTGATGGAAAACTTGTGGGGGCTCTCAGTCATTGAGCGATTATACGACCGTATGATTGCATTCGACTCCGCTACCACTGGTGCAGCACAGTTGGTCTATAAGTCTTACCTTCGCACACTTAAAGTTAAAGACATGCGTGAGGTGGTTGCCATGGGCGGTGATGCTTTGACTGCCCTGACTCGCTATGTCGATATGATGCGACGGTTCCAAGGTATCGAAGGGATGACTGTAATCGACGCGGAGGACGATTTTACGGCTGATAGCCACAGTGCCTTTGGCGGCCTTTCCGATGCCCTTGCCCAATTCGGGCAACAGCTTTCCGGCGCGTCTGGCATTCCCCTCGTCCGTTTATTTGGGCAGTCGCCGGCAGGATTCAGCACGGGTGAGACCGACCTTCGTAATTACTACGACACCATCAAGCAACAACAAGAAAAAGAGTTGCGCGTTCCAGTCACCAAAATCTATCGGGCGATGGCAGCATCTGAAGGAATTGAACTTCCGGAAGGCTACAAATTGAACTTCCGCAATCTGTGGCAACTTTCAGATGAAGAGAAGGCCAACATTGCCAAGACAGATTCGGATACAATCTTGACTGCTGAAGAGAAGGGCGTCATTGACCGCCAAACTGCATTGAAAGAACTTCGCCAATCCAGTACAGTGACAGGTCGGTTCAGTAACATTACCGATGAAATGATTGAAGAAGCAGAAGGTGAGATGGCACCAGAAGCTGAGGAGTTGTTGGCTAAAGGTGAAATGGAAACTGAAAAAGGTCAAGCAGCTGTGGAGAAGGGAGGTGAGCAAGATAAGCCAACCAAGGATGCCAAGCCTCAAGCTGCTGGCATTCTTTATTTCGCAGGTAACAAAGTCTTGTTACTGAAACGAGTTGGACACGAAGCGCCGTGGTGGGATTTGCCCGGAGGCCATGTTGAGCCGGGAGAGTCGTTACAAGCTGCAGCGGTTCGTGAAAGCGAAGAAGAAATTGGCTATACACCGGCAGCGTTGGTAGCCATGGCTAACGATTCCGAGAGCGGGTTGTGCAACTATACAACTTTTGTTTCTGCCGCTCCGGAATTTGAGCCTACCCTCAATGATGAACATTCGGATTACAAATGGGCAACAATACAAGAAGCACTCGGAATGCCTCTGCATCCCGGGGTTCGCAAACTGTTGACAAATGGATTGCTTGCGTGATTTATCTAATCATTGAATCCACTTCAATAGTTGTTTTTCTGGCAATGGTCGGATTGATAGCTTTTGTATTCTTGGCTAGAACTTTTGCGAGAGAATTGGTTGCTCTTATTGGGGCAATAGCTTTAGTTGTTGCCATTGTTAATCCTTTCGTAGCACTTGTTCATTTATTTTCAAAATGACTACCTCTACGAGGACTGCCGACAGGCGTCCGAACTATAGAGCAAGGCAACAACGGTTTCAGAAAAGCCGCAAAGCCGAACTTGATTATGCTAAGAAGCTGCGCTCGATTGCGAAGCAAGTTGGAGTCATAGTAAATGGCTTTGCGCCTAACGGGGTGGTGAGAAGTAGTGACCAACTAGTCAAGGCACTTAATGCTTATGCTGCCATGATTGAACCGTGGGCAAGAGCAGTAGCCAAAAGAATGTTGGATGATATCGCAAGGCGGGATGCTTCCATGTGGTCAGACATGGGAATTGACATTGGGCGAAACCTCAGAGAAGAAATAGAAAACTCTGACACCGGGCAAATAATGCGCGCATCTCTGGAAGCGCAGGTTCATTTGATTACCAGCTTGCCTAAAGAAGCTGCCCAACGTGTCCACAAGTTAACATTGGAAGGATTAGTTGATTCAACTCGTGCTTCTGAAATCTCGAAAGAGATAATGAAATCGGGTGAAGTGACAAAGTCCCGCGCAAACTTAATTGCGAGAACGGAAGTAGCAAGAACCGCGTCTGAATTAACTGCTTCGCGGTCGACGAAAGTTGGCATCACGCATTATGTATGGAGAACCTCAGGTGACTCTGATGTTCGCGAGAGTCACAAGCACATGAACGGAAAAGTTGTAGAGTTCAAAAAACCACCGGAAGTAGAACCGGGCAAGTATTATCACGCAGGGCAGTTTCCGAACTGTAGATGTTACATGGAACCGATAATTCCAGATGAGGAGTGAACCATGAAAAAGATTCTTTTCGTTTTTGTTTTACTATTGAGTATTGGCAGTGCTTCTGCTTGGCAAGTTTACTCTGCAAGCGGAGTCTCTGATACTTCAGTTTTGGTGAATAGTTCGGGCGTGCCAATAGCAGCTTCTTCCCCGATGGCAGTACAGGAAACTGCGCCTCCGATTTTGCAACAAGACCTGATTGGAAATTCTACCTACTATCCAAACCGTCAACGAGCTTATGTAGTGGGAGAAGCTACCGGTATCAACAATACGCCGGTCGATATGTGGCGTGGACCCACTGCTATTTATGTATTTCCAACAGTAGCACAACAGATGCACGTAGTATCTTCTTCCGCAAACGATTCAGCTGCGGGAACTGGAGTGCGTCAAATCCACTTACAGTATTTGGATGCCAACTATGATCCTCAATTGGAAGTAGTGACTCTGAATGGGACAACTCCAGTAGCAACAGTTGCTACGAATATCCTTCGCATCAATATCGTTCATTCAATAACGGTAGGGAGTGGTGGTGCTTCCGCTGGCAATATCTCGGTTACAAATACAGCCGGCACAGTGACTTATGCTTTCATGGCAGCAGGAGATAACATTGCAAAGCAGGCTATCTATACAGTGCCAGCAGGCAAGACTGGTTATCTTAGTCACTGGCAAGGGAGTACTGGTTCAGCAGCAGGTTCACATTTCTGTCAGATTAGAGTAGTAGCAACTACAAAGGACGGAGACATTTTTCCCGGAGTGTTCATTACTCAAGACGAGTTGAGCACACAGAATGGCGGCGAGGCAATAAACTTCCCGACTCCTATCCCTTTCGGTCCAAAGACTGATGTCAAAATGCAAGCAGATTGCGATACTGGAAGTGCTAACGGTGTTGCTAACGGTTTATTGATAGGTTGGATTGAATAATTTAAAAGGAGTAACACCATGGCAATACATATTCATTTAAATGCGGCATCGAAGAAAACTCGAGACTTTGATTTCGAAAAAGCACCATTTTATATCTTGAAAAACGATACTTCTTTTCCAATGAAACTTGGTTGGGTAAGCAAGTCGAATATGGCTGACCCGAATCAGTTTTATGTTCGAAACAGCACTGTTTTCTACCAAGTTAAACGCGGGTATTTCGTACCTCATTTCAAGAAACAAGGTACACCGTTTCCAATGAGCGAAGGTCAGTTTTTGAAACAGACAAGGGATGCCAAACGGACCAAAGCTGATATAAACGAAGAGCTCAGTGATGTTCTTGAAATGCTCAAAGAAGCAGAGCATGACGGTTCTTCTGCTTCAGAGGTACGGTCTTTGGAAAGAGAAGTTGCAAAGTTGAGAGCTGAGTTACAGAAGACTGGCGATGCTCAGTTCAACAAAACAACACATCCTCTTGAAATAGGTACCCATGTTAAAGGCGAGGGGAAAGTAGGAACCATTGTGGCTCTTTCCTACCAAGGTTCTATTCCGACCTATATGGTCAAATGGGATACTGGTGGGAAATGGGAAGCTCCTGTGACGAAATTCACCAAAGACGCCACTAACCACCTTGGTGAGAAACAGTACAACAGCTACTCTGCTTGGCGCGTAGCCTGCAAGAATGCCAATCCATCCGTTCAGTTCGAAGGCGACAAAGATATCTGCAACGCGAAGCCCGGAGTTTGAGTGGGATGGCGAGAAGGGTGTTGTTTATAAGCAGACGAAAGATGGGGTGAGGGATGCTGACGAAATCAAATACAAAGGTTATGTTCTTTCTCCATGGGGAGATGGTAAATATAATGTTTATCCACCAGCTGAAAATGGCAAGAAGGTAGCTCCGGTTAAGTCGGGAGTCTCTTTGGAAGAAGCTAAGAAGTATGTGGATGGACTCAAATGAAAGCTACCCTCCAAATCATCATCACCGTCGTCATTCTTGGACTGCTTGGCTTCTCTGTGGTTAAAGGTTCATATACCGGCAACCACAATCCGGAAGAGGTCTTGCCTGCCAAACAGCAGAGTTACCAGCTTGAGGTGGTAAACACCCCCGCAACCCGCTTAAAAGGGCTTCAGGGGCGCGATCATTTGGCACCCGATGCCGGAATGTTATTTGTATTTGAGAAAGCGGATAGGCGCTGTATGTGGAATAAAGACGTTGGATTCCCATTGCTTGCAGTTTTCCTAAACGATAAAGGGCAACAAGTTAACGCTGCCCGAATGGAGGCACATAGCGAAGACCCAGTTTGTTCAGATGAACCTGTAAGATATGTACTTGAAATCAACCCACCTCAATAAAAGGAGCTATTCATGAAAAAAGTTTTAACAGGTTTTACTATCGGTTTATCGTTGTTGGTATTGACCGGGTTTTCTTTTTATGGAACCGCTCCGGTACCTACCTTCACTCCGACCGGACAAGTACTGATTTCAGCAGTGACCACAGGTAGCGTTTCGGGTGTTTTGGCCACGTCGGCTGCTACTGCAACCAATCCTGCAACAACTGCGGTTGTCGCCAACATGGGTTCTAACCCGGTTTATGTTTTGTTCGGGGCGAGCAATGTTGTAGCAGCATCGAATACAGGTTTCGCAATTCCAGCAAGTTCTGTATCTTTACCTCTATCAATTAAGAGTGCCGGATACGCTGCTGCAATTTCAACAGGTGGCGCAACCACTGTATCCATTTCGACAGGTTATTGATGAACATGAAAATCTTTCTGGCTATTTTATTGGTAGCTGCTTCTTTCGTAGGAAAAAAGTCGAAGCGGCTACTTTCTCTATGGACCAATGCTCAGTTACCTTCTCGCCGAATGGCGGCACAACCCAAGCACTTGTGGCATACATAGGTACTGCAAAAACTTCCATTCGGTTGCTGGCCTACAATTTTACCAGCACTGAAGTAGCTAATGCTCTGGTGTTGGCACATAGACGAGGGGTTGATGTTCAGTTGGTTTTGGACAAGTCCGTACCTACGGAAAGAAACAGTGTGCTCCCAATAATTCAAAGGGACGATATCCCTTTCAGGATAGACCATGCACATGCCATTGCTCATAACAAAGTAATCATCATCGATGGTGCATGGGTTGAGACTGGTTCATTCAACTATTCGGACAATGCTGAACATCATAATGGTGAAAACGCTCTCATTTGTCACTCGCCGGATGCTTACAAACTCTATCGAACAGATTGGGAAAAACATTGGTTACACTCATTGGTGTTAACTAATCACTAGGAATGTAGATCCTTTTTCACATTAGTCTGTTGCCCGATATTTGCGACAGGATAATAATGAACCCGATAACAAATTTTGCGCAGTCGTCTCTAACTTTAGTATAAAGGATAACCAAATGAAAGCACTCTTGTTCAAGATTCTCGCAGTTGCCGCGATGCTGGTAAGCGTTTCGGCTTTCGCTCAGGTGTATCCGTACTCCACCCCGACTTACATTCCCAATCTGCGAGCTCCTTCGTTCGCTATCGCATCCAATGTCGCAAATACCGCTGTCGTCCTGAACAACATCGGCACAGTCAGTTTGCAGCTCACTGGAACCTGCACCAGCTTGCAAGGTAAACTGGAAGGTACTGTTGACGGTACCAACTATTCCACTTTGAATATCTACGCCCTCGGGGCATTGTCCACAGCGTCTGCTGTCACTAGCATCTCAGGTGTGACCGGAACTTGGACGGCAAATACAGGCGGCCTGAATCAGGTGCGATTCAATAACACCGCGGTCAGTGGAACTGCATGTGTAGGTACCCTAGCCGGTTCTCCTACTGCTTTTTCTCTACCTCATTAAGGAATTTGCAACATGGCATCTTCTCGCCAATCGTTTTACGTAACACAGAAGATTGGTCCAAAGCAAAGAATGACTCCTGAAGGATTCTTGATTTGCGAGGAGGTGCCAGTAGCTAGAACCGGAATGATGTTGTATGGTCCGGATGAAACACCGATTGAAGCTGGCCCTGATGGGATAGTGAAAATCTTTCGTGAGCCTGAGGAAGTTTTCAGTGCTAAGACGATTGCAAGTGCTTTAGGCAAGTCAGTAGTCGATGACCATCCAGAAGAGGATGTCGTACCGACAAACTGGAAAGACCTAACATGTGGGTTCATGTTGAATGTTCGCCGTGGCGAAGCTGCAATGGATGATTTGCTCTTAGCGGATTTGGTGGTGACTACTCCGGAAGGTATTGAAGCTGTGCAGTCCGGGAAGCGTGAAGTCAGCCTTGGTTACGATGCGGATTATGATGAAGTAAGTCCCGGTGTTGGTAAGCAGTCCAACATTATTAT